GTTTCTCGGTATCGGCCTGAGCCTCGATCCGGATTGGGATTCCTACCGCCTCGTTCTTGGCGAAGGTAAGATTGCCACCAAGAATGGCGGTACCGCGATAGACGAAAATCCGCACAGGGAACGAGTTGTTGTCGTCATCTACGTATTCGCCCTCGAAACCGAAAGCGTACATATCCGGCGTCTGATCCCCGCCCATCTCCAGCTCAGTCATACCTACTTGGCCAGCACCGGCCGGTGTTTCCGTGACCGTACCACCGAAGGCTAACTGCAAGTTCTCGCCGACGAATTCGGCCAATGTGGTCTCGAAAGCCACATCCTCACTGATGGTCTTGAATTTGACCGGGTTGGTGAGCTGTTCTACGAAGAGTCTGAACATCTCTCGGCTGAAGCTCGCCGTCAGTGGAGTGAGGGTGTAGCCGAGGTTCTCCCAGTTTCCACCCCAATCATCACCGTAGCCGACGCTGTTAGGGTCCGGCTCCGCTTCACCTACCGGCGCATACCAGACACTTGCCGGCGTCAATAGGATATCTGCAATAGCCATTTACACCTCCTGACTATGAAACCATGAAATGCGAACAACCGAATGCGCGCAGCCAACGCTCCAGGGCCTCTAACCTCCCATTCCCCGATATGCAGATAGTTCGATTACTTCACTATAGAAATCTATGATCCTCACGGTAGTCTCACCTATCCTCGCCCAACCCGCTTCGCCGCGTACTATTTGCGCGTCGCCAGGGCGCACCCTTGCTCCCAGTCTCGGATCGGCCTCGAGAACCTCAGGAATCGCATCTACCAACTGCTCGACCATCTCCTCGGCGATAGCGGGGTCCTGCCAGCGAATACACAGGCGGTGCAAGGTCCGGTAAGTGGTACGTACATGTGTGCCCTGCACCTGCCGAGTGAACCCGTCCAGGATAGAATACAGAAGAGGCGAATCCTGGATCGAGGTCGGCTCGTAATCCAGGACCACTTTCAATGCACTCAATGTTGCGAATCGCTCGTGGAGGCCCTGGACAATGTTCTGATAACTCATCCCAGTGCCTCCCCAAGGTAATCCTCACCTCTGGCACTGAGTAGGCTAGAGAGTTCGCTACGACTCTGCTCCAAAGCATCAGTGAGAAAGCGTTGTGGTGCTGTTCCTGGATGCCATACTGATCGCCGGAACAACATAACGCCACGGCTTGGGACTTTCAGAAACCGGCTACGGCGCGCAGTAATGACGTGCGCGCTCGTGCCTTCATGAACCAGATGCGCATGGCGGGCCTGCGCCGCTACCACACCACGCTCGCCTCCCTGCTCAACACGACCACGGATCCGTTTGGCTAGCTTCCCAGTCCACCGCGGTACCAATTCCAGAGCGCGCGCCTTGACTACCTGTACCATCGCGGGCATAGCGGTACGTAGCACGTCCCTACTCACCTGTTCCGCCTCTGGGAAATCAACAGTGAAAACTACAGGGCTCATCCAATTGGCTCCTGCGGGTATTGTTTCCGCACCTGATCGATGACCGCCCGCTGCGCCCAAGTCAGCGCCCGACGGTATGGCATTGCTCCACCTCCCTCGGCACCCAAGGTGGACGACCACTGCATGGCATCCCGGCCGCGCCAGATATTCACAGCCACCTCGAGCGTGACTTCAACAATCGCATCTGGCGCTGGGCCATAGCCCCAGATTGCAGAAACTCGATACCACGTCCACGCATCCCAACCGCTAGCGCGGAACAAACGCCAACGACTCTCTTCGGCGTAGTCGGTGATCTCGGTTGTGCTCTCGTCATCAGTAGCCCGACTGGAGACTGAGCACACCGATTCGAGACTACCTTCTTGGTATGCAGGGAGATACAGATACCGCCCGCCCGCGCCGGACCAGACATCTCGCTCCGTCGTCTCATAGCCATACTCAGCGAATGCAAAGCCAAGCTCGGCATTCACGATATCAGTGGCACGATCCAAGATGGCTTCCAAAAGATTGTCTGTGGAGGCCTCTTGCGGCAGATCGACCAAGTACTCCCGCAGTTGAGCGACAGTGGCATACGCCACGAACTAGTCCTCCTGACTGGTAGCCTTGTTCCGGCTAGTTCTGCGTCGTTTGTTGCCAACAGGCTTCGAAGCCCTCATCTCGACTGGCGGCCATAAACCTTTGGCCCGTGCCTCCCGCTCATACATCTTGATACAAACCCCGGGCTTGATCTCAACCTCGACCAACCTGCCGCTTTGCTGTGCCGTAGGCCACTTGTCGGAACTCTCAACAATCATCTCCTCACTACCTCCGTGCGCTTCTCGCGGCGCATTCTGCGGTTACGATAGCGCTCCAATGTTTCTTGCTCCTCTCCGGGCCGGCACTTGATATACAAGCCTGGTTTGACTTGGACACTGACTAGTTCAGGTCCGGCTGACTGATGCACCAGTCGAGCGTCTCTTGCTGAGCGTTGTTGGACCTCCGCGACCCAAGTCCGGGGTAGGGCGCAAAATACCGGTTTCGCACGGTAAACCGCTCGCAGAAAAGCCAGCCGTTTGTCTCCGCCACCCGCAAGCTCATCTTGCCAATAGCTGAGAAACAGACGGCCACCGTCACTATTCCTCACCAGGAGCAGTTCGTGAGCGTATAACAGTACGCGCAGATCAAGCGTTACCTTCTCCGTGCGCTCGCGTTCCTCAGGTGTGCCTACATCCGCCGCCAAGACTCCATAGCGCCAGAGCGGGGCCGCCACATCCCAACGTTCCAGGATGCGCAGCCCTGATCGCAGGAGATCCCAGGGGATGGTGATCCCAGGCTCGACAAAGATGGCCCTGTCGAATTCGACGTTATACCCGTCGTCGATGACCAGCTGCAGTCTCAGCCGCTTGGCCCAGCTTTCCGCGCTTTGATCAGGCTCTCGAAGGATCAATACGTCTCTCATTTGCACACCTGCAGCACCGCAATGATGGAAGATCTCTGCTTGTTCAATCTGGGGCCCTTGATATAAGACCACTTACGTTGAGTGTAGAATCCGAGCTCAGTACCTAATCTGGTATCCGGTACAAAGACATCCAGGGCGTGGGGGCTGTACTGCCACCGATGGGTTGGATCGGCATAAGCGTTCTCATGTCCCCAGTACGGCAGTTTCACTCGGATTCTTCCCCCCGGCCGCAGGATCCGCCAGCACTCATCAAGAGCTTGGACCAGATCAATCTCCAGATGCTCGAAGACCGAGGAAGCGAAAATCATGTCGAAGCTTTCATCGGCCCAGGGCCACGGGAGCTCGTTCAGATCATGCGCAACATCGATCTCCGGACGATGCTTCCGCAGATCGTGGTTGATCGCGTCCTCGGCGATATGATTGCCGGCGCCCAGATTCAAGACCGCTTCCATGACCACCTACCCTCGCCGATATGTTTGGACAAGTCCAACGCGCATAACCATCTATCCTGTGCTCGCAGTACCGCACAGACATGATGGTCATACTTATGAGAATTGTCCGGGATCATAGGTTCCAACTGTTTCCATCTTGGCTGGAATCACGGTTGTGATTCGCATCTGTCCCCTCGCAAGCCCCGGTTGTACTCCCGCACCGCCTCGATTAGTTCCGCTGGCCGCCCAGCTCGCCGCGCCCATGCGCACAGGTTCGCCGTGTCCTTCGGCAGGCATTTGCCGCCGAAGCCTCGATTGTCCGGATAGACATAGGTGTGACTCCGCGACACCCGCGGGTCAGCCAGCCATAATTCCCTCAATTCATGCCAGTCCACACCCGCCACTCGGGCCAGATCGAAGAATTGATTGCAAAACGCCACTTTCACAGCCAGCCACGAGTTCTCCATGAGCTTACAGAGCTCGGCGGTCCTGGCGTCTGTTTGGTAAATCCGCAGGTCAGAATTCGTTACTAGCGTCCAAGCAGTAGCGAAGGCATCCGTCACTTTCCGAGGTCCACCCAGAATCACGAACGGGAGCTGATGTCGCATTGGATGTCCCAGCGTTTCGCCATAATACTCGGGCGAAAAGCAAACGTTAGGACCTAGACGTTCGGTAGTCCCGATCTCTAGGGTGCTCTTGATGCACCAGTACCGAGCTCGACTGCCCCACTGCTGGAACGCAGCAAACACACTCGATACGTCGCATCGGCCGTCTTCCGCCTCAGATGTAGGTACACAGATGAATCCTAGGTCCCACCTTTCAGGCAAAGTGTCCGGGAACTGCCCACAACCTGTCCGCACCTGTCGAACAATCCCATCCATATCCACGCAATGAGCTTCCGTGAAATAGCGAGCGACGTGCTGTCCCACGTGGCCGAAACCAACGATCAGCACAGATGGATGCTTGTTCACGACTTCCGGGTGTGGTTCAGGCACGATGCGTCCGTTCAAACTCATGCACTCTTCTCCACGCTTCGGGACTGTCGATTCGCCCCGGGATGAGCCCCTTCCAGCGTCGCGCTGCTCCTGGATAGTGCATCAAACCCGCCGTTTTGATGCCCTTCGTATACTTCGGAAACGTGTTCCATTCGTTGCCGAGCACCAGCACCTTTAGCGGATCAGCATACATGGCTCGGATCAGTGCCCCCTGATCACGCTGAGCGTGACGTTCCCACTCGGCCTGCCATCGGGCAAAGAACCTGGCGATCCGCTCGTTGCGCCCGAATGCCCACACACCACCGTTATATTGGAGCGCGTGCAACGTTCCTAGCGTGTCTTCTATCTCGCGTAGTTCCCTCGAATTGTTGCGGCGCCTGAAGTTGTGCATCGTATCCATCAAGTGTGGATCTTTGCAGATCACGAACTCCCATCCATCCTCGATCCACTCAAAATACTGATAGATCGGCGCCACGACCTCGGTGTCTGCGTCTAGATATAACACTGCGTTCCACTCTGCTGGAGAGAGCTCATAAGCCTTCAGCTTGGCTCGGCGACCACCTATGTCGCTATCAGGCTGTCTGACAAACACGTCCTCGAGGCCCAACGGCGTTGCAGCGCACAAGCATACCGGGACATCTGGCATGTGCTTCTTGATGCTCTTGATGAGTCGTTCAGCGCATTTGCGTGCTGGGTCACCGAAAGCAACGCAGTAAATACCCCGAGTTGTGCCAGTGGATCGTTCCCGCGGCGTCGCCACCTTCACCTCAGTCGGGAGCGCTTCTGCCGGTTCCGCTTCCTGGGCCAATCCGGCGTCCAGACCGCTCTTATCAAACGTCGCCTCAAACACCCGGCGGTGATCCTCGACCCACGCTTCGACCGAGTATGACGCTGTCGCGGCACGTAATGCCTCCCTGTCAACCTGCCCTCTGGCCTCGACTGCGTCCTCCAGAGCCGCTATTAGGCTTTTCAGATCACCTTTCTCGTAGCGGTGTATGCCCAGCACATCGGGCAACTCATCATGGACGCCTACGTGCCGCGGGATTACTACAGAAGCTCCGCATGCCAAGGCTTCCAGTGTCGGCATGGGTATACCCTCGACACGGGACGGTACAACCAGGATATCGAGACTTTGGAAGAATCCAGGCATGTCGGGCCAGCGATACCGCTTCGTTGGCACCGGCCAACCGCGGCCGCTCGCCTTCCAGTCAAGTTGTTGCCCGATCTTGGACTTGACTAGATGAGCCGCCAGATCCTCGCCTTTGCGGTGATTTCTGTAGCTGTAGCCGGAGAAACCGGCCACTAGTCGTCTGCGGGGTTGCCGCTTGCTAATAACAAAACGGTCCTGCTCCAACGGAGCCGCCACCTGTACGGTTGGTCCGTACTGAGATAAGAGCTCCGCATAGAGCCGGCATGTAGCAATGCGGAGATCCACCTGCCTAGCTACCCGATCGAAAAGCTTGGCCTTGGCGTTCTTGGGCGGGAGTTCCTCCCGGTGCGTGAAATAGGCCGCCACGGGCACGTCGGGCCACTCGTCCAGAAGCTGTGCCTCGAAATACGCGAGCAAGTAAATCGCATCCACGTCAGGAGGCACCGGCGGCGCACCTACATCCCAGCCGAGCCCGTCGGATAGCGCCCGTGCCATCCGTGGGATTACCCGGTCATCTTTGTGGTTACGGCAGACGATGTAAGTGCGCAACGCAAGTGTCTCCTTGGCTAACTACCTGATTCCATCGCCACCTCGATAAAGGCAGACGGACGGATCACTCCGAAGGCTGCCCTCATCTCAGCAAGAATGGCGATCATATTACGGATGAAGAAGTCCTCGTGAGAATCGCTCACGCTGATATTCGTGCGCTCCCGATCCCATAGGACCGCCTTGCGCCAGTCAGCCAGAATCGCGGTACCCTGAGTAGCACTTTCGGATTCCACTACCGGGACGCCCCACAACCGCCTCGGACCTTCCCGCAGCGGGCCACCATAGTAATAGCGATCCTCAGCGTCTTGGGCTAAGTCCAAAGTCTCGAAGTCCTCGGGATGCATCACCCAGGCCGTCGGAATACTGCGCCCAGTCACCCGCAATGCCGTTTTGGCCTTGCGGGTGGTGGTGAAGATGTCGGTATCCCACGCCTGCGTGAGGATGCCTGCGGTATTGCTGATGCCAGTGAAATTCTCGCCCACCCCGTCACCATTGAGTATCTGGTTTTCCAGCTCTTCCGCGATGTCGTCACGGAGTTCCTGGTCGATGATGCCACGGATCTGGGCAGCGTCGGAGAGGGCGCGTTTCGTGGCGGGTATCCAGACCGCGATGGTCTTCACGGCCGCTTGGACCTTCTCGAAAGCCATCGCCGCCTCCGGCTTCTCGCCGGACACTTCACCAGTGGCACCCGTGTATTCCGTGACATTCGCCTCAGGCACCGTCGCAGCCTCACTAACCTGAGTGGTTTGACGGACGAACTCCACAAGATCACTGGTCGTCTGACGTATGCTGATCAGGTTGCGGACGGTCAGTGGATAGCGCCCGAGCGGTTCGTAGATACCGGTGTAGTCCGTCTGCACAAAGGCGCCGGCACTGGTATCATCTGAGCCTGTAACCAAATCCTTCCGTTCAAACGCCCACGCCAGAACGCTGCCGAACTCTACCGGTGGTGAGTTAAGCCCTCTTAGACTCTCAGGTACAGTCCCCGACGGAGCGATCTGTTTCAT